AGGTTGAACATTAAGAACATGAAGGTCTTTGCCGACACCCGCAAGATGTCCCATGAAGAATGGCTGGCGTCGCGCAGGAACGGCATTGGCGGGTCGGACGCAAGCGCCATCCTTGGCGTGAATCCGTACAGCTCGCCGCTCAAAGTCTATCTGGACAAGATCGGCAAGAGTGAGGACAAGGAAACCAACGAGGCCATGCGCCAGGGAACTGACCTGGAGCAGTATGTGGCGGACAGATTCGTGGAGGCTACTGGAAAGAAGGTTCGCAAGTGCAACAAGATACTCCAGCACCCGGAATATCCGTGGATGCTTGCCAACATTGACCGGGACATCGTGGGGGAAAACGCCGGTCTGGAGTGCAAGACGACCTCCCCGTATTCCAAATTCAAGTTCGATGAGGGTGAGATCAACCCGCACTACTACTGGCAGTGCATCCATTACATGGCCGTGACCGGCGCGGACAGGTGGTACGTGAGCATCGTGGTGCTCGGAAAGTCCCATCATGTGTTCTGCATCGAGCGGGACGAGGCGGACATCGCGACGCTGATCGAAGCTGAAAAGGACTTCTGGCTGAACCACGTTGAGCCGAAGGTGCCGCCGCTCCCGACCGGCAGCGAGGCGGACGGCGAGGCGCTGAACGCGCTGTACCCGGCGGCGGAGGAGACCGAGGCTACGATGGCGCTGGACGGGCTGGAGGATCTGCTGAACCTGCGGGCCATGAAGGTGACGCAGCGGGACGCGCTACAGGCGGAGATCGACGGCATGGACCAGCAGATCAAGGCCGCGATGGGGACGTTTGAAAAGGGCGTGAGCGAGAGCTGGACGGTGCGGTGGACCAACACCGAGAGCAGGAGGATCGACACAAAGGCGCTGAAGGCGAAGTACCCGCAGGTGGCCGAGGAGTGCATGAAGGTGACGGCGGGGCGGAGGTTCACGGTCACAAAGGTGGATGCGGGGGATAGCGGATGAAATACTTTTCGGATTTGACACGACAGAGAATGTCGGAAGCCGCCAAACGAAGGTGCGACGACGAATGGAGAAAACGGCAATCCGAGATAAAAGCCACCGCACTTGATACAGATAAGGTCAAGACGCTTTATGAGAGCGGAATGACACAGGCGGAGATCGCCGCGGAGCTGGGCGTGACACAAAAAGTCATATGGCGGCACATGAAAAACCACGGCATAGGCGCAAGGGTTGCGGCAAAGCGGGACCAAAGCGGAGCAATCAACCACATGTGGAAGGGCGGAAGCGCGTCGTACAAGGCGTTTCATGTTCGTCTGAAAAACAAATATGGCGCGGCTAAAGATTTGGGATGCTCGGTTTGTGGAAGAAAAGACGATGGCACCAGATACAACTGGGCAAATCTGACAGGACATTACGGCGATATGAACGATTATGCGCCAATGTGTCTTTCGTGTCATAGAAAATATGATGCAAAACGTCGGAGGGAATTGCAATGCAAAACAATGGACTTACGTTAGGAAGTCTCTTCGATGGTGTGTCGGGCTTCCCGCTTGCGGGGTTACTGAATGGCATTGAGACAAAGTGGGTGTCCGAGATTGAGCCGTTCCCTTGTAAAGTGTCAGCCGCAAGGTTTCCAAACGCAAGGCAACTTGGCGATGTTACAAAGATCGACGGTGGGGCGGTGGAGCCGGTGGACATCATCACATTCGGTAGCCCGTGCCAGGATTTGAGCGTCGCAGGGAAGCAGCTCGGCATACACGAAGGCCAGCGGAGCAACCTGTTCTTCGAGGCCGTGAGAATCATAAAGGAGATGAGAGTAGCCGATGAGCGCATTGGCAGGACAGGTAAGCATATTCGACCTCGGTTTGCCGTCTGGGAGAACGTCCCCGGAGCGTTCAGCAGCAACAAAGGCGCGGATTTCAAAGCCGTCCTCGAAGCACTCGCAGGGGTGTGTGAAAACGGAGTGGATGTGCCTCAACCTAAGAAATGGAATACCGGGGGGGGTATTTTGGGAAACGGTTGGAGCATTGCCTGGCGGGTGTATGACGCTCAATACTGGGGAGTGCCCCAGCGTCGCAAGAGAATCTACCTTGTCGCAGATTTTGCAGGCGAACGCGCCCCGGAAATACTATTTGAGCGCGAAGGCGTGCGCGGGGATATTGCGGCGGACAGAGAAGAGGGGGAAGGAACTGCCGCCGATGCTGAGGGAAGCGCTGGAGGAAGCGGTGGCGTTAGATGCCTGAATCCGTGGGATTCGCAAAGCATACACCAGTACGACGTGAACGGCGTAGCGCCGAACATCAACGCGAACAGTCACGGCGGACAGAATCGTTGGGGCGTGTGTTATCCAGCCGCTTTCATGGGCGGTCAGGGTGCGAAGGCAGGAAGCATCGCCTGGGCCGATGACGGCACCACCCCGACGTTGAGGGCCGCAGAGAGCGGGTCGAACTAGGTGCCGGATGTGTGTTATGCCATACAGGGCAACATGGTAGACCGAGACACCAACCAGAATGGCCCCGGTTACATGGAGGACGATTTGCCGACGCTGAATACGGTGGACAGACATGCGGTTTGCTGCCCGGAAACGGCCCGTGCGCTGACGGCGCGACACGATTCCAGCCCGTGTGTGGATCGTGGGCAGAATGTGGTTGCATACAAGCAGACGGGATTTGCAGGATATGACGAGGGATGCGGCACCCTACGCGCCAACGGCGGAGATGTTGGGGGGGTACAGAGAGCATCGTTGTTGAGCGTACTCTGCTATGAAGGTCAAAATGTTTGCACTGATTCGGAAAAGGCTTTCACGTTGCAGGCAGGCAGACCGGATCAGCAGCACATACCCACTGTAGTTTACGACGCAAGAGGCAACGGCGACGGAGATATCGCGCCGACCATGACGGGACACCATAATGCGAATATCAGCGATTATACGGCGGTAGTCGTGGAGAGGAACGATGAATGAAGTGCGTATACCCGAAAACGACGGGGTGTTTGTGCGCGAGGATGAGCGCGGGATTCAACGGGCAGGATGCAATGAACGACATGCTTGTCGTTATGCAAATTATACAGGGGGGGGTATAGCGGCAACGCTCGACGCCAGCTATTACAAAGGCCCTGGGGCGAGGAATGGAAAGGAGCGTGAGTTCTTGGCGATAGAGAATGAGCAGCCGCCCCGCAAGTACATCGTGCGCCGCCTGACGCCCACGGAGTGCGCGAGGTTACAGGGCTTTCCGGATGAGTGGTGCGAGGGGCTGGGCGGCAGCGACAGCGCGATCTACAAGGCGTATGGAAACGGACTGGCGCTGCCGTGCGCGTATGACGTGATGCAGAGGATAGCGCGGTTTGTGGAACGAGAGAAGGAGGAAAAGCAAGTTGGATGACAAGGCATTGAAGATCGTTCGGGATTACATCATCGAGCATCTGGACAAGAGCGACCAGACGCCGACCTTTGAGGTGTACATGGTCTGGAAGGCCAAAGTGCTTCAGAACTGGAAGTACCTGATCTCCAGCACGCTGTTTGACGGCATGTACTACGAGCTGACCTACAACGGCGATAAGAAGGAATGGTATCTCGATGCCTACAAGAAGTTCGAGAACCGTGTGATTAAAGGGGAATGATTCGATATGAGAATACTCAACGCCAAGATCACAAAAGTCTCCATTTCGATGGCTGACCATGGATGTCTGACCTACGAATTAACGCTGGACATGGGTGGCGTGGGATGTGTCTATGGCGGCATTGTCATCGGGAAAGGGTATCTCGGTGCCGATCACTTTGAGGGTTTCTCAAAGGGCATGGAAGCGCTCATGCGGATCATGGATGTCATCGGCGTCGAGCGCTGGGAGGACATCGAAGGAAAGTACTGCCGTGTCGTGTCTGATGGCTGGGGCAGCATCATCAGCAAAATAGGCAATATAATCGAGGACAAATGGTTCGACCAGAGAGCATTTTTTAGCGAGGAGGATTAACAGATGGAACAGACGACGATCAAGACCCCGAAAAAGACGGCGGCGCTTGCGCCCAAGGCGACCCAGGCGGTGGCGAAGAGGCAGGGCACGGTGGTGGACTACCTGAACAATGGCAAGTTCCAGCAGCAGCTTGCGGCGGCGCTGCCGAAGTTCTTCGACGGTGACAGGTTTGTGCGAAGCGCACTGACTGAGTTCCGGCTGAACCCGCAGTTGGCCGAGTGCAGCGTGCCGAGCGTGCTGGGCTACTTCATGCAGGCGGCGGCATGCGGTCTGGAGCCTGCCAGCGCCTTGGGCCAGTGCTACCCGGTTCCGTTCAACAACAAGAAAACCGGGCAAAAGGAATGCCAGTTTATGCTGTCGTACAGGGGGATGCTCTCCATCGCCCGTCGCTCCGGCGAGATCGCGTCCGTGGTAGCCGAAGTCGTCCACGAGAAGGACGAGTTTTCCATCGAGTACGGTATGGAGCCGAAGCTGATCCATAAGCCGTACATCGACGGCGATCCCGGTGCCATGCGTGGCGCGTATGTGGTGGTGCGCTTCAAGGCTGAAGGCATTGAGCCGCTCATCAAGTACATGCCCAAGGCAGAGATCGACAAGCACCGCGCCCGGAGCAAGGCCAGCAACTACGGCCCTTGGGTGACGGACTACGAAAGCATGGCGCTGAAAACGGTATTCAGGAGCGTGTTCAAGTGGCTGCCGGTCAGCATCGAGCAGATTCAGGCGACGACAACGGACGGCGCGGTTTCCCGCTACAACGCCAATGCCAAGACGGATGACATCGAGGACCTGGTGGAGGTCGAGTTTGTGGCTGCCGAGGATGACAGCCGCGTGACGGCGGAGGAGGCAGTTGAGCAGTTCGCCAATGGAGACGGAAAGCAGGAGGGTTAATCCCTCCTGCACGACACAGAGAGAGGATGAATAACATGTGCGAATGCAAAAATGATACTGTGAACATTCACGCCTCATGCGGTTCGTTCTTTGTGGATGTGACCATTCGGGGGGCGGCATTGCCGGTGGGAGACGACAATTGCATGCACGTTGACGATGCTGGCAGACCCCGCGTCGGTGAGGTCATGCGTTTCAATCTGACGGACGGCGAACCTGTTGAGGCCGTGGTGCTGGGGGATGATGGCGATGCGGCGACGCTCATTTTCGTCGATTGTCTGAAAGACGAATACCCGCTGAATGAGGATGGGGATTACAGCGGCGGGTACGAGAGCTCCGACCTGCGGAAGAAACTCAATGATGAAATCCTGGAGCGTTTTCCGCAGGAAATTCGCAGCCATATGGTTTCCTTCGATAACGGGGATATGCTCAGAATCCCCACTGAGCGTGAAATCTTCGGCGAGAACAAGTATGGCGAGGTTGAACCCGATACCGTGTGCCAGTTTGAAGCCATGAAGAAGCGCAGGAACCGCATTGCGTTCCAGGGTTTGAATGGCGATTGGGAATGGTACTGGCTACAGAATAGGCTTCGCGGTGTGGGGTCCGCTGCCAACGCCTGCCTTGTCATCGGCAACGGCTACGCCGACTACCTCAGCGCGTCGAACTCTGGTGGTGTCCGCCCGCTTTTCAAATATCGGTAATCCCGCCGACTGTGGCGGCGAAAAGAAAGGATAAGTGATATGGCACAGCAGAGACAGATCAAGAAACTGGACGAGCTGATGGACGGTGCGTTGACCGAACGGTTCAACTACGAGATGGATCGCGTCCTCCAGAATGTGTTCGACCTGAACGCGGACCCGAAGAAGAAGCGGCAGATTCAGATTATCATTGAGATCGCGCCGAACGAGCGGCGCGATGCGGCGGAGTTCAAGGTGGATGTCAAGAGCAAGCTGGCCCAGCCGATGCCCGTTGCGCAGACGGTGATGCTCTATCAGGACGATGACGGCAATGTGACAGCGACGGAGATCACCAACCAGATTCCCGGCCAGATGGACATGGACGGCGGCGTGAACATTCCCAAGGTCGTCCAGTTCGACACAGCGACCAACTAAGGAGGAAGGATCATGAAGGCAAACGAGTTTATGCAGGTTGCCACGCCGGAGGCGGCGCGTGCCGAGATTGAGTACCTGTTTACTATCGGCAGGAAGGCCAGAGAAGCAGAGGAAGCGCCCCAGGTGGTGCAGATCGAAGGCGAAACCTACATCGCCTACAAGGGGCGCATGGAGCGCGTGAAGCCCGTCCGCGAAGAGAAGCCCGATGTGTTCGAGGCGTTTTCCCTGTCCGGCCTGGTGGACTTCATCAAGGCTGATGTGGATGACCTGTTCAGCGATATGGCAGTCAGGCACACTGTTCGCGTGGTCAATACCCGCAAGGTCGAAGTGCTGTCACCCATGCGCGGCTACTACAAGGAGCGCGATGTGGTGGCGAAATGCGATGCTCTGGTGCCTGACATCCCGTTCGGCAGATTTATGGATGTTGACGAGTTCCAGATCATGCTCCAGAGTCGCTTTGAGGACAGCATGAACCGAGCGCTGGTGCTCCAGCTTTCCGGCAGCTTGCGGAGTGAGCAGAGCAATCAGATCGCCGACGATGGTGTGAGCCAGAAGGTGACCATCAAGCGCGGCGTCGCGACGGCTGACGACGTGACCGTCAAGAATCCCGTGGTGCTGAAGCCCCTGCGCACGTTTTACGAGGTCGATCAGCCCGAAAGCCCGTTCATTTTGCGTTTCAACGAGAACGCCAACGCTGCCCTGTTCGAGGGTGATGGCGGCGCGTGGAAACTGCGGGCTGTGGAGAACATCCGGGCGTGGCTGGCCGGGAAACTGGAAGGGTGCAACGTGGAGGTCATCGCGTAACCGATGGCGGCAGACTTTAACTGGAAGAAGATTCCGCATCCTAAAACGCCTGTTCCTGACGGGAAGCGTTTTGCAGACAGGCTGTGGTGGCTGATGGAGACCAACGGACATTCGGCACTGAGGGTCAGCAGGATCGTCGGTGTGAGCTGTAAGACGATAAGCACCTATCTTTCAGGCCGCGAAAACCCGAAGGTGAGGGTGGTCATCGCGCTGGCACGCCACTACGGCGTAACAACTGACTTCCTGCTTGGTCTGTCAGATGATTCAAACGGGGCGTCCCATTAAATTGAGCCGTTGATGACGGCGGGTGCGGCGGTGGGTTGATATAGATAGATGGATGAACGGTTGCGGGACGGATGAACGATATACTCAGACGGATGAACGGAAGGAGATAATAAGAGATATGCGTGGAGGATAACAGCGTGAACAAGTGTATCGAGATCGGACGTATCGCAACCGATATTGAGAGCAGGACGACGCAAAGCGGCATTTCTGTGGCGACCTTCAAGATTGCCGTGAATCGCCGGGCGAGGAATGCCCAGGGCGGCCACGATGCCGACTTTATTCCCGTTGTGGCATGGCGGCAGCAGGCGGACTTCCTGAAGCAGTATGGCAACAAGGGTGACAGGGTGGCGGTGTGCGGGACTGTGCAGACGCGTTCCTATGATGCCCAGGACGGCACGAAGCGGTATGTGACGGAGATCAATGCTGAAGAAGTGGAGTTGCTGGGCCAGAGCCGAAACAACAGCGGCAATGGAGGCAATGAGCAGCCGCAGGCCCAAAGCGCCATGCAGCAGCAGGGGTTTGAGGAAGTGGACGAGTCAGAAGATTCGCTGCCCTTCTGAATAATAAGCGCAAGGAAGTGAACCAAGGTGTCCTCAGATTTCGTCCGTGAGCAGATCGAGCAGTCGAGCGATGACAGATTCCGCAACAAGGACGCGGAGAGTGCTGTCATAGGCTACATGCTGACTGGAAAGGCGGACGTTGAGGACATACTGGGCGGCCTGAGCGCGGAGGACTTTGGCTACGGCGGGAGCGTCAAGATTTACAAGGCAATTCAGCACGTTGCGGCAAGTGGACAGAAAGTCAGCGTCGTGACGGTAGGCCAGGCGCTTACCGAACTGTATTCCAAGGAACTTGAAAACAAGCTATCTCCGGCGATGCTGGAATGCTGTCGCAATCACATTATGTACCGCGGCAAGAACGTCGCCGACTGGATTCAGATTATCAAGAAACTGGCCGTTCGACGCAGGGCTATCGCCAGCATGGACAAGCTGGTGGGAAACCTGCGGGACCCGACTGCGGACATCAACGCGACCCTTGCGGAGATCGGTGCGGCGGCCCAGGACGTAGAGACCAGTGATGCCAAGTGGGTAACGGCCTCAGAAGTGGCATTGAACACGGTTGAGTTTCTTGAAAAGCGCCAGAATGGTGAGATACCTGCTATCACCAGTGGCGTGACAGGCATCGATAAACTGGTGGGGGGCTTCTTTGGCGGAGAGCTGACGGTGGTTGCAGCCCGTCCAGCGGTGGGCAAATCCGCGTTCGGGCTGAACATCGCCATCAGCGCCACGGACAAGGGTCACAAGGTCTGCTTTGTTTCCTGCGAGATGAACGACGTGGGCTATGGGCAGCGCATACTATCGCGTGAGGCATGGGTCAACGGCGAAAAACTGCGCAAGGCGGAGATGGACGCAGACGAATGGGATAGGATCGCGACAGCACTGACAGCCATCGGTGACTACCACATCGAGTTCATGTTCCCGGAGGACAATCCAAACGGCATGACGCTGGAGAATGTGGCAAAGTCAATTCGCCAAAAAGCGCGGCGGCATGAAGTGGATATGCTGATTGTGGACTACATCGGCATATTGCAGACGGAGCGACGGTTCAAGGAGACGCGGGACAGAATCAGTTACATCACGGGTGAGCTGAAGAAATTGTCCCAGGTGGCGAACATCCCGGTCATTGCGCTGTGCCAGGTCAACCGCGACGCCCACGGCCAGATGCCCACCATGGCACAGCTCAGGGACAGCGGTGCCGTGGAGCAGGACGCGGACGGGATTATGTTTCTTCATCGCCCAGAGAACAGCAAAGACCCCACCATACACCCGGACGATGTGGCCCACTTTGGACAGATGAACGGCGAAACGGCGTACATATCCATCAGTGTCGCCAAGCAGCGCAACGGCAGGACGGGAATGCTGAACCTGATATTCGACCCACGGATGATGCGGTATGCGGAGATTGCGAGAATGGAGGAACAGAAGGCGTGACGTATGAGGAATTTTTAAAGACGAAAGAAATGTGCGCGCAGGCTTGCGGATTTGAGGTGGATCGGAGCAGCATAACGCCGATGGCATTTGATTATCAGCGGGATATTATTGCGTGGGCCTGTAAGAAAGGTAAGTGTGCAATCCTGACTGGGTGCGGCACCGGAAAGACACTGATGCTGCTGGAATGGGCAAAGGCAGTGCATGAACATACGGAAGAACCTGTGCTGATTATTTCTCCGCTGTCCGTGGTGGAACAGACGAGGCGGGAAGCGGAGAAGTTCGGGATATGCGCCGTAAAGGTATGTCGACGTTCACAAGAGGTGAAAAACGGCGTAAACATAACCAATTACGAAATGATTGAGCACTTTGATCCTTCCGTTTTTGCCGGCGTGGTGCTGGACGAAAGCAGTATTTTGAAGTCGTTCACGGGCAAGTACAAAACGCTGCTGACAGACATGTTCTGCAATACGCCATACAGGCTGTTGTGTACAGCGACGATTGCTCCGAATGACTATACCGAGATCGGCACGAGCAGCGAATTTCTTGGAATTATGAGTCGGACGGAAATGCTGGCGACCTACTTTATTCACGATGGCGGAGATACCAGCAAGTGGCGCTTGAAGAAGGCGGGCGTCAACAAGTTCTGGGAGTGGTTCGCAACGTGGGCGATCTACTTCAACAGTCCAAAGGACCTTGGGTATCAGGGAGATGGCTATGACCTGCCTCCGCTGAATATCCACAGGGTCATTACGAAAAGCGCAGTCCGCGAGGGCGAGCTGCTGGTGACGCTGGCGAGTACGCTGGAGGAACGCCGGACGGCACGCAAGGACAGCGCAGAGGAACGCACAGACCGGGCGGCGGCTCTGGCGAACAATGACATGGACACCCAATGGCTGCTGTGGTGCGACTACAACGACGAAAGCGCCATGCTGAAAAGGAAGGCGCGGGACTGTATGGAGGTCAAGGGGTCGGATGAGCCGGAGTTCAAGGCCGCTGCCAGCCTGGATTTCGCAGACGGCAGGATTCATGCACTGGTAAGTAAGCCGTCGATATTCGGGTTTGGAAGCAACTTCCAGGGCTGTCATAGCATGGTGTTCTGCGGTCTGTCGGACAGCTACGAACGGTTCTATCAGGCGGTGCGGAGATGCTGGCGATTTGGGCAGGTAAAGCCGGTGGACGTATACATCATCCTTTCAGAGCGGGAGATGAACGTGCTGGACAACATACAGCGAAAGCAGGCACAGATGGATGAAATGCAGAGACAAATGACTGCGCTGATGAAGGAAGTGACGCTTTCTGAAATCAGGCATACGACGCGGATTACGACAGATTATAAGCCTGTCGAGAGGATGGAGGTGCCTGCATGGGCGATGTAATGGTGCTGGATAAGTATATCGATGAAAAAGCTGCGCTGTACTGCGGCGACACTGCCGAGATCATTCAATCATTCAAGGATGAAAGCGTTGACATGGAGGTCTATTCTCCCCCGTTTTCAAGCCTGTACACCTACAGCAATTCAGACCGCGATTTGGGAAACTGCAAGGACGATGCTGAGTTTTTCACCCACTTTGCGTTCATCACCAAGGAGCTGTACCGGATATTGAAGCCGGGGCGCATTATGGCGGTGCATTGCATGAACTTGCCGACAAGCAAGGAAAAGGATGGGTACATCGGCATACGCGATTTCCGGGGCGACCTAATCCGGGCGTTTACGGATGTGGGATTCATCTATCATGCTGAGGTGTGCATCTGGAAAAATCCAGTAACGGCCATGCAGCGCACAAAGGCGCTGGGGCTTTTGCACAAGCAACTCAAAAAAGATAGCTGCATGAGCCGAATGGGTATTCCTGATTACGTGGTGTTTATGCGCAAGGGGGGGGTAAACCCGGTGCGCGTAACGCACACAAATGAGAGCTTTCCTGTTTCGGAGTGGCAGGATTACGCCAGCCCTATATGGGATGAGGTGAACAGCCCTGTATGGTGGGACATCAACCAGTCGGACACGCTGAACGCTCGTATGCCGAAGGACGATGAAAGTGAGCGGCACATCTGCCCGTTGCAGCTTCCTGTAATTGAACGGTGTCTGCGTCTGTATAGTAACGAGGGAGACGTGATCTTTACTCCGTTCATGGGGATTGGGAGTGAAGTATATCAGGCTGTGAAGATGAACCGCAGGGGTATTGGAATTGAGCTGAAACCTGCGTATTTTGAAGCGGCCGTGGAGAACGTAAAGCGTGTGGAAATGGAACTGAATCAGATGACACTGTTGGATTTTGTGTGAGAAACGGAGGATGAAAATGGCAAGCAATATCGGCGTACAGATGGTGTTGATGCCGGAAACGGAATATGAGCGCATGAAGAACTGCGTCAACTGCGACCACCGCGCGGTGTGTCTGGCGGTGGCGCGGCGTAAGGCCACGAAGGCCAACGACTACAGTGCGTGTACCCACTGGAAGATGGCGGAGAGCGATGAGTGACAGGGGTGATGAACGTTGATTTACATAGGCGTAGACCCTGGGAAGAAAGGCGGATATGCCATCATCGAGCAGGGCATAAGCGGCCAGCAGACTGTCGAGGTCTATCCGTGGGATGACAGCGAGTTTGTCCACAAGATGCGGATGCTGGCAGAGGATGACGACATCCGCAATGCCGGGATCATTGCGGCGGTGGAGAAGGTGGGCGCCATGCATGGCCAGGGTGTAACGAGCATGTTTTCTTTCGGACGTTCCCTGGGGTTCATTGAGGGTGTGCTTTCCGGGTGCTGGATCAGCTATCAGCTTGTACCTCCGAACGTCTGGAAGAAGTCGTTCTCGCTGATTGGCAAGGACAAACAGGCGTCTATTGAGACCTGCAAGAGGCTGTTTCCGGGAATAAACCTGCTGCCCAGTGACAGGTGCAGGAAGGACAGCGACGGCATGGCGGAAAGCACCCTTTTGGCCGAGCATGCAAGGAGAAACCTGTGAACGAAAAATCACCCTGCTACAACTGTCCAGACCGCACCATAACCTGTCACGCAACCTGTGAACGCTACGCCGCGTGGTCTGACGAACAGCATTCAAAGCCCAAAGGCCCACCGCAGGGCGAGATCGATGCGGATGCGGTGCTGACATCGAGACGTAAACGGCAGATACAGTACAGCCATGAAAAGAGCGATGAAAGAAGGAGGAACAGATGATGATGTTGCAGAGGATGGGCGAGATGTTTCTGATGGGCGTGAACGGCGCGTGCGCGGTGGCCGGGTTTGCGCTGGGATGCGTGGCAATGCTGGCGGTGGTGGGCTTCATCGCCAACATCTTCGGACTGTTGCTGGGAGGCGGCAGAGATGAAGAAAATTGAAGCGGCGGTGCTGGTGATCCTGACGCTCCTGAACATCGGCATACAGGCGTATCGATATATCCGAAAGACGCCTGCGGAGCCGCCCAGGCTCATACAGGGCTGCTTCGACAGCACAGACCGATACTATACAAAGGAGTGCTACAGATGAGCGGCGGGATGGGGAAACGTTCAAAAAACTGCGTCGAGACCACGAAGATTCTGTGGAGCAGGGACTATGAGGAGTACATCTGCGAGAAGTGCCGCATGGTGATACACTATAACTTCGGCTATAAGCATTGCCCATACTGCGGACGCAGGGTTATTCGCACCGATGAACGCGGCGTACAGACGCCATCCGGGGTGATGCAATGGCGGTGACGGATAACGGTGCACGGGATCGCTGGCGGGAGAGGATGCGGCAGGAAAAGCGTTGTACAAACTGCGGCAAGCAGGATGAGCGAACCTTGAATGGACGCCGCATGTGCTCAAAGTGCGCTGAAAAGGACAATGCGCGGAACAGGGCGCGGCTGGCTGAAAACCCAGAAATGCGCGCCCAAAAGCGGGACAATCTGAACGCATGGCGTCATGACCTTATGGAAAAGCACCTTTGCGTGGACTGCAAGCGCCAGGATGCCTACACGCTGAACGGCAGAGCGCGGTGCTTTGAGTGTTCGGAAAAGAACCGCGAAGGTCAGCGTAAACGGCGCAATAAGAACCTCGAAGCCGAGCGAAAGAAGTCCAGAGATCAGCGCCAGCAATGGCGGGAAGCAGGGAAATGCACGCGATGCGGCAGGGACAAGCCTGCATGGGATGTCTATGCCGTATGCGAGAGATGCCGTGCACGGGACAATGATTCCCGGCAGCGAAAGCGCGAACAGCGCGATGACTACTTTCCCAGAGGAACGACGGGCCTGTGCTACTTCTGCTTGCAGCCCGTCATGGACGGCAAGAAAGAGTGCCAGCGATGTTACGACGCGCGGATGCCGGGGCTGAAGAAGGCACAAGAAGCGGCAAGGGCCACAAGAAGCAGGCACATATGGAGGATGTATGACAAGGAAATATTCAAAAGACGAGGTAAACAATGAGGAGCGCCTGGAGAGCTTCACGATGTACGCCGTCTGCATCATTTTCATAGCCTTTGGCGTGGTTATGCTTGCCGCTTCGATTATAGGCGTATATGCCCTGCTGCTTTGGGTGATAGGAGGATGAACGATGGGAACAGTGGCGATACTGCCCGAGACAACAAAGAAGCCCATAACCATGATAGGCCAGATGGCTGGGGTTTGTTGGGGCGCTGATACGTCGGATGACGAAAAGAACTACAAACGCGGCTGGGACTGCATTACCAGCGGACACGGGAGGACCATGGAATATCCTGACGTGTACATGGTACTGGACGGCTACAGCGCGAGGGTGATCCGCGAGTGGTACACCCACATTGGCGGGATGCCGACGCGGTTGCAGGCGTCCACGCGGTATATAAATTATGACAACTTCGGATATGTGGTACCGCCGAGCATAGCAAAAAACGTATCAACACTGTGTGAATGGCAGTCAATAATGCAGACGATTTCAAACGCAATGAGTGACTTTGAAAAGGCTGGCGTTCCACGCGAGGACATCGCGCTGCTCCTGCCGCTGGGCATGACCACCCGCGTTGTAGATAAGCGCAACCTGCGAAATCTGATCGACATGAGCAGACAGAGAATGTGTAACCGGGCGTACTGGGAGTTCAGGGAGATGTTCGGGGACATACGGACTGCGCTGTGCAATTACTCATCTGAATGGATGGTGCTTGTTGCGACGCAGTTTAAAGCGAAGTGCGACGTTTTTCGCTACTGTCCCGAAAAGCACGGGTGTGGAAGGTGGGAGCGTCGAGATGGCGGCGAAGAAACCTAACCAAACGGAATTGCTATCCGCAATCCGCAAGAAGTGCCTGGACTGTTCAGGCGGCATGCGGAACGAGGTACGGGATTGCAGGATAAAGGATTGTCCGCTGTATAAATATCGGCGGAATGCGCTGGAGGGCGATGATGAAGGTAATAAATCTTGACGCAAAGATCATCGTGCCGATTGTGGACGAGTCCAGGGATGGCATGACTTACGAGGCGCAGATGTCGCTTGCGGAGTTCTTTGAGAACTTTGGGATCGATGTTTCTGAACTGACTTTTGACGCTGTGCCTGAAATGTGGTTGAAAGCCATGGCGCTGAATGGTCCAGACAAAATGAGGGTTTCTGCACAGCACGTGTTGAACGCATGGCGTCCGAGGGATGAACAGGAGGCAGGATCATGACTGAACGATATGATGGCATCGGCGAGGCACTGGGGCGGTTTTGGGAAAAACTGCTTCAAATGCATTGGAAAAGGAGAATGAAAAAGTGAAAGTAAAACTTGATGCTGGTGCCTTTGAACCAACCCGCGCCCATGAAACAGATGCGGGTCTGGACATACGAGCGGTATCTGATGGCATCGTCCGCGCTCACCAGTCAGCCACGTTTCATACAGGCGTTCACGTGCAATTGCCTCATGAAATCATGGGCGATATTCGCCCGAAGTCCGGGCTAATGTTTCACCACGATCTGTTGACATTTGGTACTGTGGACGAAGGATTCAGAGGGGAAGTGATGGTGCATATTTTCAACCTGGGAGACCGTGACTATAGTGTCCATCGCGGTGACAAGATTGCGCAGTTGGTAACAACAAAGGTCGTATACGAACCTGTTGAAATCGCCGATGAAATCAATGGCGGCGAAAGAGGGGATTCTGGCTTCGGCAGCACGGGACGGTGAGATGGTTTGTACGCAAACAAAGCGGATGTCAATGCGTGGAAACGCGGTCAATACTGGCGTCGGCGCAACGAGGGGCTATGTACTGAATGCGGCAAGCGCTATGCGGTGACGGGCCATTCAAGGTGCTGTATGTGCGCTCAAAAGCGCAAGGATAGCAACCCGGTTGGTGACGCGCATGAGATTAAGAACCAGCAGCGGCGTGAAAGCAGGAAAGAGCGCTCTGCCAAGGGCCTGTGCGTGGACTGTGGCAGGCGAGTAGACGGAGATGGGCAGTTCATTCACTGCAAGCGCTGCCGCAAACGCAGGGCAGAATACCAGCAGGTGAGGCGAATAAGGGACCGACTTCACGGGCGAAAATGAGGGGGTGATACAAATGCGAAAATCCACAACATCGTACATACGCCGGTTCAAATGCCCGGTCTGCGGCGCGGATGCTACGGCACCCAAGCTGTCAATGACAGGCAATGGGCATATTAAGACGATGTACTGCCCGGTATGCAAACAGGAACGCGATTTCGTCCAGGTCGGCATAGATAAAGCGAGGTAGACGGATATGGGACGGTGTAAAGATGGCAATAGACGCAGTTTGTTGATGCGGCTCCTGCATCTGTGGAACCTTGTGCCGGATGATACGTTTGCGCAGGTCATCATAGACCTGTTCGGCCTGAAGGACAAGTCGTTTGAACATCTGAGCGATGAAGAAGTATACAGCATGATAAGCGATGCGGTCACAGGGAGAACGACGATGATCTATCGGACGCGGCTTCACAAGGCCCCACCTGAAAGAGCTGACAACATCTATGCGTGGCGGGATTTCACTTCTGATGACTATACACGGGCGCACACCTTCCTGGACGAGCTGAAGCAGCACACGGATTCACTGACGACTGTGCAGTATGCAGCCATCAAGAAGCAGGCGCTCAACGGCGACGTAGAAGGCGCACGTAGGGCACTTGTGAGCGCAGTCACTCAAAGCGAGAACGGCAAAGAGGCGAGGCGAAGGAGTGGTGGTGCGCGGTGAGTGAGAAGGTAATTGTCGAGATGACGCGGGAACAGGCGCGGGCCGTGATGGATGCCACTGAATTGCTGGCAAGGCTGGAGATCGGGCAGTTTGAGGAGATCACATGGAAACTGATTGACCATTTCCGGGGTAAGAGTAAGAATGGCAAGCTTACATTTGACAACAGAAGTCGCGAACTGGCGGATGCCTACCTGAAATGCGCGTGTATGGCCGTGTTCGGCGTGAGGAATGGCTGGCCCGATATTGGCGATAAGAACATGCAGCATCATCGATGCTGGGCGGTATATGCGACGATCCGTCATGCGCTGGCGTGGCACGACTACCCGGAGGGCGGCGATACAGTGGACTTTGACAAGCCGCTGGGGTATGGGGAGCCGCTGCCGAAGTGCGAAGTAAAAGAAGCAGGCGAAGGCGGTGCCATATGAGCTGGATGGGCATGTTGAAGGTGTATGCCATAATTTCCGGGGTGGTAATTGTGGGAGTAGTTATAGTTATCGTAGCTCTGTGGATAGTAAGCAAGTGGTTTTGACAAGGAGGTAAGTATGAAAAAGTTTTTGATGGCTCTGGTCTTGGCGGCAGCGATTCTGGCGATGGCCGCGTGCGGTACGACGACGACAGGCAACAGGGCGGTGTGGGGCAAAGACGTGCAGACCTTCACGTATGCCTATATCCGTCTGGGCGAGAAAGACATCGTGGAGGGCTACATCACTCAATGGCGCGACTACGATGACAGCGACGTGGTGCAAATCATGATTGACGGCAAATACTATCTGACCCATTATTCCTGTGTTGTGATGATTGCAGACCCGCATCACGGCTCCCTGGGCTATGCCGACGGCGACGTGCTGAACTAAGGAGGTAGCGACCATGTATCTGAACAAGTATGAAATCAAGGGTGAAACCTACGTGAAACTGGATGAACTGAACGACCTGATGAAAACCGAGCGCCGCAAGTGCATGAAGGAAGCCAAACTGGCCCACAAGGCCGGGGACAGCGACACAAAGATGCGGTTTGTGTTCGAGCACGGCGCAATTCTCGACCTGGGACGCAAGGTCAACATGAGCGAGAACGGCGAGAAGTACGTCATTTTCACCCGCGACAAGAACGGCAACTGGGAGTTCCTGGTGGATGTTGTAAAGTGGGATGACGTGCCGGAGTACATCCGCAGGCAGGTGAAGCACCGCTCGGACTATGTGACCGTTGGCACAAACGAGTGTGAGGAAGCTACCCTCTATGACTTCGATGAAGCGGAAGAAGCCCTCCGCAACGTGGTTGAGAAGTCCGGCAATGAGGAATGGCATATGACCCGCAAGTGGATGTTTGATACCAAAGAGAACCGCGAATCGTTGCTGGCCCTGTTCTACGACGGCGGTGAGGAAGATGATGATAAGCCCGATGAAAAGGCCGAAGCCATCAAGCAGGCTGAAAACGCTATTGAGCGGACGAGAGCGGCCCTTGACAGGACGGAGAAGCTGCTGGCGAAGGTGAAGGACGGTGAGAAAGAAAAGCCGTCAGAAGCCCCGCAGAAGCCGTCTAAGCGCAAGGTGAGCTGCCCGGGTCGCTACACGGTGTGGTATCGCACGGACGAGGACACGACCCTGCATTGCATGGGCTTTGTGCGGTTTGAGAAGGGCATCCCGGTATTCACCAACCGTCCGTGCAAGGCGACGTGGTTTGTGTGGCGCGACATCGCTGAGAAGGTTGCCGAGAAGTGCGGCGAGGGCTTCGAGGTTGTGGACATGATTGACCAGATGACCGCCGAAGAGCGTCTGCTCCGGGCCATCTTTCACGAGGACGGCATGGACGGTGAGGACGACGAGCCGGAGTATCACGGCGACGGCACCCGTGCGGAGGATGAGGACTGGGATGGAGACGACCATGATTAAAGGAGGACGGAATCAATGCTTAACTACACCCTGAACACCAACAAACAGAATGAGGCGCTGTTTATCATGCGGACCGGCAAGGACTATGTGTACGGCACGATGCCCTATGCAAGGGCTGTGAAGATGTGCGATGACGGCAATGTCACCAAGGGCGACAACCCTGACTATCCCGTGGCTCTGGATGACAAGTATTTCTTCAGCGGCCAGGTGGTGGAGGTAGAAGCGGCCGCCAGGAACACCGAGCCTGCTGAGAAGCCCAAGAAGAAGCTCAGGAAGTGAGGGCGGCAGTATGGCAAAGAAGGTCTATCGCTATTACTGCATCCTGCGACCGCCGATGATCGGCACGGTGCCGCGCGGCATGGTGAACATGGCCTGCTTCGACGAGCGCCGCTATGTGGACGAAATCGAACGCGAGGCGTGGGGCTATGTGGAGTACGGCCAGAAGTTGACGCCACAGCAGGTCATACAGTTTGAGTTGGCTGTGCCTGTTAAGAAGCACGGCGAATGCAACGGAGACTACTGCGAGCTGTAATTGTCGTTTTTACATGGATAAATAAACGATTTGCGGAGCGTCTATCATGCGGACGATAGTTTACTCGTCTAAGGCGGGTGGGCGCTCCAAAAGCAAAGAAGCTAAATAAGAAAAACGGCAAAGATGGGCATTGTGGGGTGATGGAGTGGCTAAATACGGAAAATCATCCAGTGGCAGGGACCGCACGGACACGGAAGTATTCACACCAGACTGGCTGGTGAAGGACATGTGCAATATGCTGGAGCAGGAAAGCGCAGATGCGTTTGAGCCGCATAAGACATTCTTAGAGCCTACCTGCGGTGACGGCAATTTCATAGTGGAAGTCCTGCGGAGGAAGTTTGAACGCTGCGTGATGCGGCAGGACTTTACTGTGGCGCTCAAAAGCGTCTACGGCATGGACATCCAGGCAGACAACATAGCCGAGTGCATCCGCAGGGTGACGGTGCTATGCGAGAACTATTTCAGGCCCACAAAAGAAGAATTACAGATCATCAACGACCATTACATCATGTGCGACAGTCTGAAGATCATGAGGATGATGGCAGATGAAAATCTACAATCCAGCTGAACAGAAGGCAAAGTACGAGTGGTTCAAGGCACGACACATCTGCACCGCGTGTAAAAGAGAACGGGCTTTCGAGAACATGACCATGTGCCCGGCCTGCCTGGAGAAAAACAGCGTATATGCGGCGAAGTATCGTGAGAGGAACCAAGAAAAGGCAAGGGCGGCAAACAGACGCAGCTACGCCAAGAAAAAAACTGAGGGGCGCTGCGTAGACTGCGGAAAGCCGAATCCAGACGCAGGGGAAAATTGCCGATGCCGTGTCTGCAACCGGGATTTCAAAATACGGCAAAATTTCAGGCGTGGGCACGTTTACAAGCCGGATGGGATTTGTCGCATATGTGATAAGCCTGTTTATGGTGAGAAAAAGCTGTGCTACGAGCATTGGGTGATTGCTAAAGAAAACATGCTGAAGGTCAGGCAGAGTAATGAAGGACACCCTTGGAGAGCAGATGAAAAGGCAAGACGTACAGGCGTCAAGAACAGGAGGCAGGCATAAATGGCTGATATGGTTTCTCATCCGCAGCATTATAACATGGGCGGCGTGGAGTGCATAGACGGAATCAAGGCGGCATTGGGTGACAAGTACGTGGGGTTCCTGATTGGGAACGTCATCAAGTATTGCTGGCGGTATGAGCACAAGGGTGGCGTAAATGACCTCAAAAAGGCGAGGTTCTATCTTGAACGGGCGATAGGGGAATTTGCAGATGCAGAATGTGATGTACACCAGTGACCGCAGGGATGTGGTGCTGTGCATAAATTGCAAGCACAGGCCAGAGTATGATCCGCCTGATAGCAGAAAAGAATATGACCTTGTTTTCCCGGATGATGTATGCCCGATGAAATGCGGCGATAACTGGTACAGCAAAAGGATGGAGGATGGTTTCTTTTGTGCTCGCGGTGAACGGAGAGATGGCATATGAAGCGCAATTTCAGCCTGAAACGCCGTGAAGAAAAGGACCTGCCGCCTGAAAAGCTGTACGTGATACTGCGCAACATCTATCCAAAGAATATGGCAGATGAGAAGTACACTATGCTGACTGGTCTGGAGCCGCCGAAAGGAGAACCGAAACGTGATACTGTCACCTGAATTTGAGCGCGATTTCACGGCCCTGCGCAAGCGCCTGAACAACTGCATCAACTGGCTACGGGAGCAGGGCGAACCGGGCAAGAACTATGAAGGCGCGTGGGATATAAGCATAGAGTTGCCGGATGCTACCGACGATCCGAATGCCGAGTTGCCGCATTCTTGGTGCGAGATCGAACTGCACAGCTATCTGGTAGGACCGTCGAGGCATTATACCTGGGCTGACAAGACCGTAGAAAAGGCTTTTGAGCGATGCAAGAAGGATGTCGAGAAATGGATCGACACGGAGTACAGCCGTGAGTAAGGCGATGCGCAAGCCGCGCCCATCCATGCCACGATGGTGGTGGTATGGGCAGGATGGCTGCTGGTTTTGCAGAAGCCGCAACAACTGCAACGAATGCAAAGCGGCGCGAAGCTCTGCCAAGGCCGGGGAATCTTCCAGAAAACGAGACAGGCAACAAAAGCTGAGGATGAACGACTATGAGTAGATCGTCCACATATCGCCAGACGCGGGGCTATGAGAACTGCAACAAGCGCATTTACGACGGCGTGGGCGAGTACAACATCCCGGCGCTGGAGCCGGTGACCTATCTGCCGAACGTGGAGAGCTGGATCAGCTTCAATAAGACGCGCACGGTGCGCAGGATGGACAACAAGGGCATCCACTTCTTCATCGACGACTACCAGTTTGAGCGCCTGTGGGACCAGCCTGACAGCTACATTGATATGCTGTCCCATTACGCTGCCGTATGTACGCCGGACTTCTCGCCCTACAGCGACTTTCCGAAGGCCATCCAGTTGTACAACCATTACCGCAAGCACTGGCTGGGAGCCTACTGGCAGGAGCATGGCATAGTGGTTATCCCGACCATCACATGGTCCAGCCCGGACACGCTGGAATGGGCCTTCGACGGGGAGCCGGTGGGCGGGATCGTGGCGCTTTCCTCCGTGGGGATGTTTGATACTGCTGAACATAAGGCGTGGCTACTGGACGGCTACGAGATGATGCTGGACCTACTGATGCCCACGACGGTGCTATGGAAGGGCAGAGTGCCCGACGAGCTGAAGGACGACGGGCGAATTGTGGTAATGCCCAGCATATTGGACGACCTGCACAAACTGCCGAGAAAGAGAGGATGAGGGCGATGCCGAAGGGTGGAAGTGGATTTAGAAATGCCGCAAGTGGTGCTGCGGCAAGCATGACAGGACGCGGTAGTGGTGGACGCGGCAGCGGTGGTTATTTGGATAATGCAGACAAAATCCAGAAGGAAATCGTGGGCTTGTATAAGTCGCTGTATAGGACAGGCGGAGTGACATTTGAGCGTGATTCCGACGGCAATGTAATAAAAGTAAATATGAAACGCAATGCAAAGGCTCAGATTGACGCTCTGGCAAATGCTATGTCACAGAACACGGTAATCTATGACCGCCAGGCTCAGGAACGCTATAAGGACCTGATGAAGCGGTTTAACACGAAAACCCCTGTTTTTATCAGATTGGAAGATTCCAGAAAGAGTGCCGCCGAACAGATACAGGCTGGAAATTTCAAGATACGGACGGCCATAAAGAGCGAATATAAGATAAACGGCAGGAGTATCAAGGGCGATACTTTCAGGCAAAACACAATACGGGAAAGATATGAGCAGGTGATGGGCAGTGCCGCTGTTGCGGAGGTCGAAAGCAGAAAAGGCGGCGGCGGAACTACGGATGCAACTTGGCTTAATGCCGCTAACAGGGCAATAGACAGCGCAAGGAGCGCCATATATACACGGCGAAACGATAACAGCTATTCATCTGATTATTTCAGCGCGTTGGTGAGACGGTATTCAGACGTTTCCAGAGATGCCGAGTCCAGGAGGAGAAGATAATGCTCGACACGGATAAGACATTGAACGGCCTGATGGGCTATAAAACCGAGGTTGACGATGACCCGAACCTTGCGCTGATAATTGAGAAGCTGATTCATACGGATGCCGAAGATATTCCTGATGACGCTCAAATTGAGGCGTGGATAGACGAAAACGGCGAAGCACATGTGACCGTGACACCGATGGAGGGAGCGGAAGAATGACGGATGCAGAACGGTACGAAAGGGTAATTAAAGGGCAGGAACTGTGTCTCAAAGGTTTGAGTGATTTGTGCCCATACAAGGATAGCGACGCGCCTGGCGGATGCAGGGACGAACTGATGTATGACGCCATGACGCTGCTGTGTGCGCAGGTGCCGCGAGTATTGACGTTGGCTGAGGTTCTTGAATCGGAGGTTTTATATGCGGAGGATATAGACAAAAAAGATGTTATTCCTGTTTTGTTCAATGCCCGCTGGGGTGACCAAATTGTTTTGATAAAGCCCCATTTATACGGCGGGAGGTCGCATAAGTTTTCGGTTTTAATATGTGATTACGGGAAACGTTGGCGCTGCTGGAGTAAAAAGCCAACGGATAAACAGCGGCTGGAGGTGGAATGGGATGATTGATACCGATAAAGTGTTGATTGGCCTTGGACAGCATATCAGTGGCAGAACGCCACAAAGGTGTGGAAAATGCCCGTACTTCAACGGCGATTCTGGATATGGAGTTTCCTGCCGGGATGAACTTCTGGATGACCTTTACGAACTGCTGGAAGCGCAGGAAGAAGCGCAGGAGCCGAAGTTGCTGACATGGCGGGATGTTATCGGTTTTGTGTTGGGATGTAAGCCAGTCTATATTGAAGTAAAGGAAAGCGAAGATAAAGAACCGGGCGATGATAGATGGGCCATGATGCAGCAGTACAAGGATAGCTTGTCAAACGGTATGCTTATGGCAAAGTCGTCATACGTCATAAGCGAAGTGATGTTTGAGCGGAACTATGGCGTGACGTGGCGGTGCTGGGATAAAGAACCGTCAGATGAACAGCGAAAAGAGGTGGAATGGCATGGCGACGATTAGCGGCCTGACGGTTGCACTGATGGCGGAGAAGTGCATCGGGCACGTACACGCGACGGGTGACGCGACGCACGACATGGACGCGGTGATGCACCTGCATGAGCTGTGCGTCGTCATCAATACGCTGCTGATGGATGTGCACGGAGCGACGCGGTATATCTCCAGCGACATGCCGGGTGCCCAGGTGCTCGGCGGACGCGCCATCAGCTATCTGGCCGAGCTGAGGGACGGCATAGACGGATGGTTGAATGAAGTCCAGGATCAGCAGATGCAGAAACGGGGTGACAGCGATGTCTGACCGTATTATTGCTGTTGACTTTGACGGCACGCTTTGCGAGAACGCATGGCCGGAGATCGGAGAGCCTGTTGAGCCTGTTCTGAAGTACGTCAGGTATCAGCAGTTCACGGGCGCAAAGATTATCCTCTGGACCTGCCGCGTAGGTGATAAGCTGGATGCGGCTGTGGCATGGTGTTCAGAGCATGGGCTGATATTCGACGCCGTCAACGAGAACCTGCCTGAGATCGTCAAGGCCTTCGGCGGCGACTGCCGGAAGATATACGCGGACGAATACATAGACGACAAGAACGTGCTGCCGGACGCGCTGGTGAACCAGAAGAAGCGGATCAGTGGCAGGGCGTTGAGGAATAAGATAAACTTATGAAAGAGGGTACTGAGATTGCAATTTGAAGAACAAATCCTGGGCGAGACCTGGACCATCGCCATCGTGCCCACAAGCGCGGACAAGCGGCTGAACGACTGCGATGGGTTTTGCGACAAGACCTCCAGGCGGATTCTTGTGGATGACTTCTCCATGTGCGACGATTATGACTTGGATGACAGGGTTGTCCACATCCGCCAAAATCTGCGGCACGAGATCGTCCATGCCTTCATGTTCGAGTCCGGCCTTCAAGCCAACTGGCAGCACCCGGAGTACGGGCACGAGGAGACGGTGGTGGACTGGATCGCCGTCCAGTGGCCGAAGCTGAGGAAGGTCATTGAGGATGCGGAGAAGCGGTTCATGAGCGAACGGCAGAATGAATGCCGGACGGCGTTCAGGTGAGAATATGGCGTTTTTCTTATTGGTATTGATTTGTATGCTTTGTGCAGGGGTGATGGATGATATATGGCGCTGACAAACGAACGTGAGAAGCGGATTTGAGCGAAATACAGCGCGTATGACGAGAATCGCCGTGTGCATTGCTTTGAGTGCCCGCTGAATTACATGCACTACAAGAGCATGGAGCAGATGGAGTGCAAGGCGATCATGCACTATGATAGGCACAAGAGGGAGTGGGTAAGCGATGAAAGAGTTGATTTATCGCGATGATGCGCAGAAAAGATATTATTTTTTGCAAGGGTATTGCGTCGGTGACGAGGGCGTGGTATAATAAGTATCACAATTAAATATCAGATGATTTGAAGTAACAAGACGATTTGTTTTTTTAAGACGGCTAACACATGTGAGATGGATAGCGTGTGTTGGCCGTCTTTTTGTTTTTGGTGTTGGAAGGAGGGTGTAGGTGCAAGACAATTATCAGGTCATGCCGCCACTGACGGCAGAAGAGTACAACGAACTGAAAAGCGACATCGCGCAGCGCGGCGTAATGGTACCGATTGAGTATGATGAACACGGCAACGTGCTTGACGGGCATCATCGCTTGCAGATTTGCGTGGAGTTGGGAATCAGGGATTTCCCGAAGGTCATCCGGGCCGGCATGACGGAGGTCGAAAAGCGAACCCACGCCCGCAAGCTGAACATGGCGCGGCGGCAGTTGACGGCGACACAGAAACGACAGGCGATTCAAGACCAGCTTCAAGAAACGCCTGAAATGAGCGACAGACAAATTGCTCAAGCAATCGGTGTGGCAAATTCAACTGTAACCCGCAATCGGGAAAAGATGGTAGAATCCGGCCAACTGTTGCAATGCAACAGTTCAGTTGGGGCAGACGGCAAGGTGCGTCCGAGACAGGTGGAGCGCAAGCCGATTGTTGTCGAAGAACCTGACGAAGAATGGGATGAAGAAATAGAACCCACTGACGATGACGTAAAAGCGGCGCTATACGACCTTGACGAGCTGATGGTTGAGCATCCAGTTCTTACGGAATTGGTTCAGGATAGACCTACGCTGAATGAGTTAATAAGTTCATATGATGGCAAAGGCACATTTTATGAACACGCCAAATCAGCGGTGGAAGAACAGCCGGAGATACATCGTCCACACGTCTCCAACAACAGCGGCAACAATGAATGGTATACACCTAAGAAGTATGTGGATGCAGCCCGGAACGTGTTGGGACACATAGACCTTGATCCTGCGAGTTGTGATTATGCTAACAAGACCATTCAAGCAGAACATTTCTATTCAGTTGAGGATGATGGCTTGACGAAGGAGTGGTGCGGCAAGGTATGGATGAATCCGCCGTACAACGCAGAAGGTGTCACAAGGTTTACTGAAAAATTCGTAGATGAGTACAACGCAGGAAATATCAAAGAAGGAATTGTGCTTGTCAATAATGCTACTGAAACGTCATGGTTTGTGAACATGGCGAGTGCTGCATCTGCTATCGTGTTCCCGCGCGGACGGATTCGTTATGAATCAGCAACAAGAGAAAGTCTTGCGCCGCTGCAAGGACAAGCGTTTCTGTACTTTGGAAAAAACACAGAAAAATTTTTTGAATGTTTTTCTGATATAGGATGGGGGGCTGTTATTAGGTGACAGAGCGTGGCGTTTATCAAAACGTCAATCGCGGTCGGCAATTACTTAGATTTGATGGATTAAAATGGGGGAATATCACTCCTTCAGATATTGACGGAATTGTAGAATTTCATAATTCTGTTTGGGTGATATGTGAGGTTAAACTGGGAAAGAAGGATTTACCACTTGGACAAAGACTGACGCTTGAACGTTTTGTCGATGATACTACAAAGGCAGGCAAGCACAGCATTGCTATTATTGCCGAACATTGCATAGACAATCCGTATAAGGATGTGTTTCTTAAAAGCGATTGTATGGTGAGAGAGTTCTACGCGACGGAAACCAAGAAATGGCGTCCACCAAAGACCTTAATGACCGTAGATGCGCTTATGAACACATACATTTCGATGTATGGAAACGATAACATTGAACGAACAACAGGAGGATAATCGATGCCGTACTTGACGAACTACACCCTGTCACCTGAAAGCCTTGCCCGTGTTCAGGCTTTCAAGGACAAGCACGCTACGCTGTACACCATCCACGAGGTTGCCGCTATAACTGGCAAGGCTATTCCCAGTCTGCGCAGGTACATCAGGTCTGGCGAGCTGGAGTGCAACAAAATACATGGGCGACTGTGCTTCACAGAGGAACAGATCGAGGCGTTTCTGAGGCCGGTGCAGAAAGGAGAAAAATGATTTGTCTGCAAATAAGCGTTACTATTGGCTGAAGTTGCCTGAGAATTTCTTTTTCCAGAAAGAGATAAAGAAGCTGCGGCGCATTGCCGGTGGCGACACGCATGTAATCATCTATCTGAAAATGCTTTTGAAAGCATTACAGAATGACGGCAAACTTTTCTACGACGGCATTGAGGACGACTTTGAAACAGAGCTGGCCTATGACATCGACGAGGACGTGGAAAACGTCAGGCTGACTGTGGCGTTTCTTAAACATCACGGCATACTGACTGAAGCGTCAGGCGGCGAATATGAGCTGCTTACGATGCCAGAAATGGTGGGCACTGAAACCGATTCCGCAAAGCGGATGAGACGGTCCAGACATGCCAAACTCCTCGAAGAAGTCAACGATCCGTATCTGATCTGAGCGTCACAATGTGCGCCTTTAGCGTCACATTGTGCGCCTGTGTGACGCCGATGTGCGCCAATGTGCACTTTTGTGACACAGAGAAAGAGAAGATATAGAGATAGATAAAGAAAAAGAGAAAGATATAGACGCTGTAGAAGGGGTTGTAGGGGGAACCGAGCGATGATTTTGCGAGGCTGCCTCACGGATTGAAGGGTGGTGAAAAAAACAAATGGCAGACCAGAGAACAGTAGCTCAGGGCGTGGCTGACAGCATACGGTGTCTCGCTGAATACATCGCCAGAAACGCCGATGACTACGCCGTTGGCATGGAGTACGCAACAGGGATGACGATAAGCATGAAGTTTGAAATCAACTGCATACCTGAAATCGTGGTGACAAAGAACATCAGCCCTTATGCGAACCATGAAGTGATAAAGGATGAACGGTGCTATATATGGACGAGGTTCAGGGATGAAACATGATGGGGCTTATAACAGTTTTCTCGACAGCATTGGGAATCATGATCGGGTTCATGCTGGGAAAGATGAGATGAGCAAAGGAGGTGAAACGATGGCAGACCTGAAGCGTTGTCCGTTCTGTGGTGGAGAAGCGAGAATATCACATTATGGGCCTTTTGTGACCAGAACATCTAAAGTTGAGTGTGCAAGCTGCGGTGCATGCACTAAATACTTCTTGATCTCGGAGGAATATTCGTCAGATCAGATGGCCGCAGAAGCATGGAACAGGAGGACAGAAGATGACGCGCGATGAGTTTATGGCAAAAGCGCGGGGAACCGCAAGGCAAATCCTCGAAGGCAAAGAGAACGGGATCATGAACCTCGTCCAGCAGGCATGGGCAGAGGGCAAGCGCAATGCGGAAGCGGAGACACTGAAGGATGTTATTGAACAGGCATTGGCGCTGCACTACGGCATACCGCAGAACGACGAGGATTGTGTGTTGCTCTACGAGGGACGAAAGATAAAGTGCAAGATGGGCATGATAGAGTATAGTGACAATGCGGTTCCTATGAGGGCTGTGCGGAAGTTTGAGGTGTACGAGGTATAACGATGGGCACAATGACAACTGACGGCACCTTCTTCACGCAGTCCCAGGACGGCGAATGGGTGAAGGTGGGGGAGCCGCTGGAGTTCGTGGAGCCGGAGCAGGAGCAGAACAGAGTGGCCTTCACCATCAAGCCCAGGGTGGTCACGGGGACGTTTACGCTCAGAGGCAGCACAAGGGCACGGCTGCGCAGAAAGCTACTGGGCTTCAATGGACATCCGAGGATAAGAGGGCTGATGAAGGCGGCAAAGGTCGCGGGGATAAAGAAACGAGGAGGTAAAGCATGAATTATACCAAGGTGGAACAGGAAACGACTATCGTATGGGATGAAGAACAGAAGGTGGCGCGCATCTACACGGCATCGCCCATCATGTTGCGCAAACTGAATAAGCTCTGCGAGGCCTGCCCGGATGAATACAGGCAGACGTGGACAGAGACGGACAAGAGCGGCAAGGTGACTGCGGCGAAGTATGAGGTGGCGGCGAAGTACGTCAAGTTTGCGAAGCCTGTGGTCAGGACAGAAGAACAGATACAGGCTGCAAAAGAACGCGGTAAAGTCAACGCAGAGTGGCTTGCGCGATATAGGGCAGAACACAAGTAAGGTTATCTATGTTTTTCGTGTATATGGTTCTACCCTATAACTTATAGGAGTAGAGCTATATACGTCGCTGAATGTAGTTCAATTAAACTATGAAAAACTAAAAGAAAGGTGGTTGCAATGGATAAGCAGAAGGACGGAGAAAAGAGCAAAGTCGTACCTATCGATGCGGAAGTAAAGCCCAGGAGGAAACGGGGGTTGAAAACTGCGTCCATCATGGATAATACTACCGCAAGGCCAGAAGAAATAGCGAGGGCTGTCAAAAGCGCTTATCAGTATTTCAATCGCGAGATTGTCAAGTCTGATGAGGAGTGCGCAGAAAGGCTTAATGCTTACTTCCAGGACTGCCATGAACAGCAGATGATCCCCACTGTAGAGCATATGTCACTCGCGCTGGGAACGGTGAGACAGGTGCTATGGCAGTGGGAAAATGGGGAAGGGTGTAGCAGGGCGCGGACTGACATGATTAAAAAAGCGAAGCAAATCTTGGGCGCAATCGATGCGGATTTAGTTGCATCGGGCAAGATTCCCCAGGTTGTGTACATCTTCCGCGCAAAGAACTTCTACGGCATGGCGGATCAGCAGGAAATCGTCGTAAACGCCGGGGCAAGCGCAGAACAGGACATGTCTGCCGACGACATTGCCAAGCGTTACATCGAGGATGGCAGAACAGTGGAAACTACGTTCTCGGATGAACAGTAAAGCCCCTTTATATATAATATATACTCGCGCGTGCGCGCGCGCAGGGGTAGTTCAAGAATGAAAGTTGAGTATTACTAAACTTTTGAGACAGAAAATGCAGGTGAATTTAGAACCGCAGAAAGTGAAAATTGTCCTATTTTTCCAAAACCCGCAGAAAGGCGCAGAAAGTGGTTTTTTCGCCTCGGCTGCCCTGCGTCCCTGATCATGCTGGGCCCTCCCGGCCCTCTGCGCCAAAACGATTTCTGTTACGCGATGCTTCATGTATATGACATACTTGCGTAATATCTCCATGGTGCTGGTGCCGCTCCGGCCTATGATCCAGCTTATACCCTACTACATAGTAGGCAGGTAGGTAAAAGCATAGGTATCAACCTACTGTGTCGGTAGGAAATAAGAATTTCTTATGGTTACGCTGCCTCCGGGCGTGGGCTGCTGGGCTGGCAATGGTGGCGGCGTTGGGCCTCGGCTCCTGTCCTCTGTGGGTCTGTCTGTCCTCCGTGGCGGTGGCGCTCTGTGGCGGCTTCTGCGGGGCCTGTGGGCGCTTCGTGGGGTGGGCTGGTATACTCGGCAGGGGTGGCGGCGTGGCGGCTGTATGGGCGTTTTACATCGTTTTAGTGATGGGTGGGCACTGGTGGTCCTCCGTGGTGACGGTGGCGGCGTGGGTGCTTCTGCTGACGGGGTGTTGGCGGCGGATCGCGTCGGCGGCTGGGCGTGGCTCCTGTACTTCTGCGGGGCGCTGTGCCTTGGCTGCCGGGGCTGTCCAGCTTCGCGGAGGCTGTGACGGCGTTGTGCGGCGTTTCCTGCGGTGGGTGGGTCCATATGTCGCGGGTGTTTCCTGGCGGCGCTGGTGGGCCTTCTCGCGGGCGCTGAGGCTGGGCGTGGGTTCGTGTGGTGCGGCGGGGGTCGCGGGGCTTCTGCGAGGCTTCTCGGGCGTCTGAGGGCAATAAAAAAACCGGGGCTTATGCTCCGGTTTTGTGTTTGATAGGGACGTTACAAAAATGTTTGTGGGCTGTTCTCCAATGCTCTATTAGTTTATCGCGCTCTTCGTCGGGGATGCGTGGCAAGTCGTTAT